AATAAAGTATTGTAAAGGCGATCAGTATGATTACTGCGGATAACACTAGCCTTTTTGCTGTACTCGGTAAGATCCCAAAGTATATCCTGAGTAGCTGCACGATCTTGGTTGAGACTCTGACTATAAGCCAGAGGTGTGCCATCGGCCCACTTGCTAATTGTCTGAAAGTCGATTTCATCGCCAACACATAAAACCTCGTCAAACTTTTCACGTCTTGCCAGTTTAATGACGTTCTTGACTGCCTGCTCATGATGGTATGGGATTTGTAAATCTGATATTACAAGCCAACGCTTAATCTTCGTCTTCTTCTGTAGGATCTATACTAGGTATGATGCCGCCATCACCAATAACCCAGTCTGGCATAGTCGCTCTATCTGATACAAAATACAAGCTACAGCTCTCACTAAAGCCAGCCTTACGTGCAGCCTTATAAATCTCATTCATAGCAATATAATGCTGATCTAGTTTAGATAATGGCTCAGGTGATTTGCGCACAATGCGCTTATTTATCTTCTTACGCTTACGCCTTGTATCAGCCATACTACTATTGTCGCTTACACATTAGGGAATAAAGATCATCGACACGCTGCTCTAATCTAGTTAACTGATCCTTCATGCTTGCGCCACCATTAGGACGTAACTCGTTAAGCCAGCCTTTAACTAAAAAACGTAATCCTATTAGCACGCTTGTTAGCACGGCGCAACCGCCAGCTATAAAGCCAGCCCACTGTTCTGGTGTCATGCTTCATCTGCACCGAGGCCATAAGCATCATCGGATTTATCTAAAGCCCTAGCTGCTGGGCCTGCAAGTGCGGCCACTACTACTGATATAACTGGATCAAGTCCTAACTCATTACTGGCTAAGAATGTTAAGAATGATACAAGCACACCCCTAAAGTATGATTTAAGTATTGCTTTCTGCTTATCACTGATCTTCATAATTTACCCCCTAGTAGTGGTATATCAAACGGCTTGCTATCTTTGTCACCTAACTTTGTAAAGCTACAATGGAAATGTTTCGTATGTTTGTTAAAGCCCCTATATTTTCGCCACTTAAAATTAAGTATCTTGCTAGCGATCATGCCATTATGAATTATGTAAGATATGCGTTTATCGGTTTTAGCGCATAATCTGATTTGGTCAGCCAGATATATTGAGATCCCTTCGGATGCACCCAAGCGAGAATCAACATCAATGGCTCGTACACACCCATCTGCATCTGGATTATGATCCGATTTTGTGGCGGAATGACGAGCATCACCCAACCACCCATCACTGGTAGAGCGACGATCTGGGTACCAGGTATCAATTTGATCTCTTAATTGTGTACCTGCAGCGCATAGCCAGGGCTTCATAACTCTTCATCGTGTTCTATATTTGTACACTCCCATAAATATGTAGGTGTATTAAGTGTTAACTCATCATGGCCACAATTAGGTTTAGGTGCTATAAATACATTATTGATTGCATCATAGGTATAACCAATACCAGCTGTTGTATATTCAACCCAGCCAGTAGAATCCCAAGAATCATCTGCTATTGAAATATTGGTTACAATTCCATTTTCAATTAAGGCATAATTTTTCATACTGCATACCTCACAATTACTAGACCATCTTTTCCGTTGCCGCCTGAACCAACAAATGCACCACCGCCACCACCTGAACCATAAGAAACTGCTGCAGTGCCGTTGCCAGATGTGCTTCCGCCATTTCCTGCGCCTGTGCCGCCTGTGCCGCCTGTGCCGCTATCCCAACCACCGCCACCGCCTGAATTAATTACTGTCATACCAGTAAGTGTTGTAAAATTAGCTGCAGTTAAATTACTGTCAATTGTTGTAAGTGTGTAACCTTCGCCGCCGTTACCACCTCTAGTTCCTGCTACACCTGCACCACCTGCTTGAGTTGCACCACCACCACCATGTCCTGTAGGTGCTACACCAGAGCCACCAATAAATGTGTTACTTCCACTCGCGCCGCCAGCTGTGCCACCTTCACGTGCACCACCGCCAGAGCCACCTGTTAAACCATTTATAGCACTAGCAGTACCAGCACCGCCACCGCCTAAAGAAGTAACAGTAGTTGAATTAAATGTTGAAGTGCCGCCTGAGTTTCGCACTCCACCAGTAGTAGGGCCTGCACCGCCTGCGCCTATAACTATTGCATAAGTAGCGGAAGTAACTGCAAAACTAGTCCAAATATCTAATTCTGCACCACCACCACCGCCGCCGTTATTGTAACCACCCGCGCCACCGCCACCTAAACAAGTAATCTCAACATTTCCATTACCTGCTACTACGAAGTTTCCATTACCTGTAAAAAAGTGATAATTATAAGCACCTACTGTTTTAACTTCATTACCACCTGTCGCAGTAAATCCAGACTTTGGCACTTGTAAACCCGCAATTATATTGCCGATCATTATTCAATGCCTCCAACAATATACCAAGCATTAGCACCTGTTTTAATGCAGACTGCAGTTTTATATTGTGCAAGGGTTGGAGATGCTGCAACTGCGCCAGCACTTAATACTGTTGTAGTGCCTGGTGTTACTGCGCTAATTGTTACTGTACCTGCGCCAATACTTAACACTGTAATGGCTGTGCCTATTGCAAAGTTTACAGATGCATCCGTTGGTATCTTAAATGCTACAGCAGTGGCTTTGTTCATTATTTGTAATACTTGATATTGATCGTTAAGTACAGCTGTGTAATCTACTGTGTTAGCAGCACCTACTGTAAACGCTGTTAAACCATTAAACATGCCAGAGGTAAGTACATCACCTGTTGCTGCTGGAAATCCTGTTGCCATTATTGCTCCTTAATAAGATAGTACGTTTTGTCCTAAGACACCGTAATCTACGTTGCCTATTATAAACCCATCTATGACAGGTTCTAGTGTTGTAAAGGTTGTTTTCCAACTATTTGGTGTTATGTTCATGCGTACACCAAAAATCTGTAGGGTCTTCTCAAGTAAAGATCCACCTGGCTGGGTAGTAATAATGGTTATAGGATCAAAGAAATCTAGGTCTAGGGCTGCAACTACGCCTGTGTCATAGTTAGGAGTGTATAGGTCTAGGACAATAGCATCACATCGGATCGTAGTTTCTGCTCTACTCGCTACATAAGCCTGGGCATAATCTAGGGCTACTGCATCGGTCTGCATAAGTAGGTTGTCTTGGAAATAACTATGCAGGAAATATTTATCTATGCTGGCTTGATTAAGGGCTACCTGTGCGCTGCCACCAGTCCTAGTAATAGTGGCTTTGTTAAATATTAGTGTGTCATTTAATATCCATGATGCATCAAAATAATCTATACCTGTGCCGTTGTCTGCAAAGACTGTGGGTGTGCCACCAATAGATCCAACGGTTACGGCTCGGTCTTGAAAAATAAAAGAATTATTGGCATCTACATATAATGCGCCATACTCTGAGGTGGCTACAGTTTGTAAAGCTGCTAAAGCTGTGCGGTTAGTACCTGGGTCTGCCTGCATAGTAGTAAGACCTGCATCAATATCACGCTGAGAAGTGGGCCATGAGATCTCGTCTAATATTTCGTTAATACGTGTGCCTGATAAGTCACCTGCAATAGCACCTGTGACTGTGCTTATTTGTGCTAATTGGGCTAATCTAAATGCATCTACAGCTTGTATTGTAGTCATGGCTAAATCTTCACCAGACTCATCTGGGTATGTAGTTACATAAGAGGTAATAAATCCTGAGAAGATAGGATAGGTAACATTATTGAAAGTAGCAGTAATTTGCACTTTCTTCATAGGCGTTAAAAGTCCTGCGTACGGCCCTGTTACATTTTGCGGATTAAAATCGCCATTCTGATCTACTATACGTAAAGTTAATGCGCCTGTTTGAAATTGATCTGATAGTGCAGTACGGCCTCGGTTAGTCTCTATGCGGTTAACCTGATTAGATACATCTACAATTACAGCTGCAGCATCTGCTAGTACGTTAGTGCCTAAGATACCTTGGTCAATAATCATAGCCTGAGCAAAAGCTGGGCCAGTGCTAAAGTTAATTATTGCATTTATTATTGGTACGGTCATACTATAAAGCCATTAGGTACTGTTGAGTAACCTGATCTAGTTGCCACCTGTATGCTTTCTGCTATAGCCTGGCTAAGCCTGTCGCCACCTGCATCTACAGTTACTCTAATATCCATTGGAGCTTGTGTCGATGATCTTTGTACGCCACCAGTAGCAAAGCCCCCTAAGAAGTCATTAATGCGTGAGTTTAATTCTCTAGTATCAAGTATTGCCGCTTGTGATTGTGCTGGTGTATATGTAGCACCTGATGGCCCTGTAATCATTCCGCCTGCAGCTGGTGCTGGTGGTGCTGGTGTTAAATTGAACTTGGCAAGCATAGCTGCTATACGTGCGTTTAGTTCTCTAATTGTAGTTATGGCTAAATCTTCTATAAATGTATCTATTTTATTAGATAAAGTCTTTACCTTAAATATGCCAAACTCTTCTAGAGTCATGCCTGCAAGCCTTGCCTGCTCTGCTAGTTTTTTTAACGCTTCGGCTGCATTTAATTCTGCTAGATACTTTGTAGCCAAGGCTTCGTTATTGTCTAAGATTGCTAGTTGTGATTTTAGACGTAATTTAGTCTCTTCATCGGTAGCATTGTTTAAAGCTGCGTTTATGCCTATGCGCTCTAGGTCAAACTTCTTTTTTAATTCTTCTACGTTCTTATTTTCTATAGCGTTTTTCTTTTGCAAGGTTGCTAATTCTGCAGCCTTAGCCTTTGCTAATCTATCCTCGGTCTGCAATTGTTTAGCAGATATACGGCCTGCGCTGCGTTGCTGATTAAATGGTAACTCTCGTGCTGGTCTACTTGTTGCGCCTAGGCTACCTAATAATTTTGTAGTGCGTGTAGCAACTGGGCCAAATAGCAACTCGTTGACAAAGGGCACATTACCTAATCCCTTAAACTTTCCAATTAGTGTGCCTACACCTGCTACTACGTCTGCAATACCTTCTGCTAGGTTGACCATCTGAGTATTAAGATTTTCTATACTATTGTCATCACCTAATGCAGTTAAAGCATCTACTAAACCTTTACCTATAATTTCTGTAGCATCGGCAGCGGCAACTTGTAACAGACTCATCTTGCCTGCGTATGTGTCTAATCTAGCTGCGGCCTGACCTGCGAACTTAGAATTAAGTTCTTCCATGATCTTATCCATGTTGCCAGTCTTAAGCGTGGCTTTGCTTATGCCTGCGCCTAATCTGCTAAGGCCTGCGGTATTACCTGAGAATCCACGTGTTAATGCTGCGCTGACTTCGGAAAGTGATCTACCTGTGGCTGCACTTACATTTAATGCGGTCTGCAGTGCATCTTGACTCTTTGTAATAGATCCAGTAGCTGTAAGTAATTGCTGAAATGCTGGGCGTAATTCATCATCTAGTACGCCATACAAAGATTGCAGGCTTGCTATATAGGCTTCTACTCCTGGTGCT